GCAGCGGTTGAAGTAGATGGTGCTGCATACTGGATGTCAGAAAATGGTTTTTTTAAATATGCTGGTGCACTTCAAACTCTTCCATGTTTAGTAGAGGATTTTGTTTATAATGATTTAAATACAACAGCATCACAATTAATTAACGCAGGATTAAATAATTTGTTTGGTGAGATTAATTGGTTTTATTGCACAGAGAACTCTACAGTTATAGATAGAGTTGTAACTTATAATTATCAAGAGTCATCACCAGAAAGACCCATATGGACAACGGGAACATTAGATAGAACAACGTGGCAAGACTCTGCTGTATTTGGTAAACCACACGCAACAGATTATGATGCTGATTCAAATGCATCTTACGATGTTGTTGGTAATACAGATGGTTGCACAATATATTATGAACATGAAAAAGGCACGGATCAAGTTACAGCTACAGCAGTAACAACAGTGGCTGCAAATATAGAATCAGGAGATTTTGATATAAGTCAAGGTGGTGATGGTGAAGTGTTTGCAAAGATACGAAGATTTATACCAGACTTTTTATCTCAAACAGGCAACACACAAATTACATTAAACTTAAGAAACTTTTCTAATAGTAGTCAAGCAAGCTCACCTCTTGGACCTTTTACAATTACTTCATCTACAACTAAAGTAGATACAAGAGCTAGAGCAAGAGCAATATCTTTAAAAGTAGCGAATACAGGGTCTTCTCAAAATTGGAAGCTTGGTGGTTTTAGATTAGATATACAACCGGATGGAAGAAGATAATGGCAAAGATAGTACAAATATTAACAAGACCAGCACCTACATATAGACAAGATGTTGCTGACGCACAAGTTAGAGATCTTGATGCAATAGTAGAAAAATTAAATACGACATTTCAACAAGACTTAAAGGATGAAGTTGATGCACAAAACTTCTTTTTAAATTAATGGCTAATAGTTTTAAAAATAAAAAAGTAGATTTAACTACAACAGATAATACAGTTTTGTACACAGTGCCAACTGCTACATCAACTGTTGTAAAATCTATTTTAGTGTCTGAGGATGCAGGGTCCGGAGCTAGTATAACTGTTACGTTGGTTGATTCGTCATCTAATGTATTTAGTTTGTTTAAATCTAAAGCTGTATCTTCTAACACAACTATAGAACTTTTAACTCAACCTTTAGTTATGGAGGAAAGCGAGATATTAAAAGTACAAGCTAGTGATGCTAATGAATTACATGTCATAGCCTCTATATTAGAGATAAAACCAAGATAGGAAAAAGTGATGGAAGTAATAAAACCAAAAGAGATTATAGAAACAATATCTAACCTAAAGACAGGCGAAGTGTACAAAAATGACGAAGAATGGAAGGCAAAAGGAGTGCCAGAAGCAGATATACGAAGAGATATCAAAGTCATCATGCCAAGTCTTGATTTATTTGGCAAAACCAAGTAGATTGGAAGATACAGGATTTTACGCCTGCCTTAACAATTTAGCTAAATTATGACAATATCAAGAGGACAGATGAAAAGACAATTATATATGAGTGGTGGTATCACGGAAGATGACTTTATGGAACTTGTAGAAAGACTTAGAGAAGCAGGTTTTAGTCAACAAGAAGCAATTGAAGAAGCTAGAAAAAGACTTTCTGAAAGTAAAGCCGAAGGTGGTATTATGAATATAGTGCCCAGAGATAAAGCTGTATTAGGTGGTCTTAAAAAAACTTTAAAAAAAGCCGTAGGTGGTATTAAAGATATATTCTCATCAGATGTAGGTAAATTAGCACTATTAGCAACAGGAGCGTATTTTGCAGGGCCCTCAATCATGTCAGGTTTAACAAGTCTTAAAGCAGCAGCGCCTAAATTTGCAACAGATTTTTTAGCTAAAGAAGGAGTAAAAAAAACTTTAGGTGTTGGTTTAGCAGGAGCTATATTTGGTGGTGCTTTTGCAGGTAAGTCTGAAGAAGAGGTTGAAGCCATTACTAGTGATAAAAATGCATTAAAAGCTTATTTAACTCAATACTATACTAATTTAAATCCTGAACTACGTAATCAACCAAAAAAAGTAGAAGAGTTTGTAGAATCTCAAATCGTAGAATATAATCAAGGTAGAGGTGGATATGCTGTGGGTGGAGACACGGCTAGCGATAATGCTATGCAAGCAGCGGGCATCGAGGGGCTACCTATAAGACAAAATCCAAAAGGAGTAAAAGAGTTAGACCTTAGAAAAACTGGTGGATTTATACCTCCAGTTGGTATAAAAGAAAAAGAAGATGATATCCCAGCGATGTTATCAAACAACGAATTTGTATTCACAGCCGATGCAGTAAGAGGTATGGGTGATGGTGATGTTAACAAAGGTGCTGAACGTATGTATAGCATGATGAAAACTTTAGAGGCAGGAGGAAGAGTATAATGGCACAAGTTCAAACAGTCAGACAAGAACCAGCAGAATTTATACAATCAGCAGCAAAAGTATATCTTGATGATTTAACAAAAGGTATTGGTAGTATTAAGTCAGATCAATTAGATCTTAAAGATATTATGGGTCGACAATTTATTGCTGATCCAAGCGAATTAACCACAGATGCTGAGGCTTTAGCTGTTGCAGATACTGGCCTTGGTAGCTTTAGACCTTTTCTAGATGCAGCTGCCACAGCAGAAGGAGAGGCAGCAAAGTTAGTTGATCCAAAAGCATATGAAGCTTACATGTCTCCATTTCAACAAGATGTTATTGATACAACATTAGACGCTTTTGACACTCAAGCAAAAAAAGGTTTAAGAAATTTAAATACACAATTAATTAGAGCAGGTGCTCTTGACAATACAAGAGCAGGAGTTGAAAGAGCAATTTTTCAATCAGAGTCAGATAAAAATAGAGCAGCACTACAAGCACAATTAGAACAACAAGGATTTACACAAGCACAAGATTTATTAGGTAGAGCTTTTGGTCAACAAAGAGCACTAGCAGCTGGACAATTAGGTTTAGCACAAGCTAGCCCTTCATTAGTTGGTCAACAGATTGCAGGTTTAACAACATTAGGTAGTGCACAACGAAGTAGAGGCCAACAATTATTATCAGCTGATCAACAACTTGCACAAAGACAAGCGTTTCAAGATTTAGAAGCAGCTCAACAATTAGGTTCTGGTATTGTACCTTTAATTTCAGGATATCCTGGAACAGCAAAAACATTAACAACACCTTCACCAAGCGCATTACAAACAGGATTAAGTACAGGTGCTACGTTGGCTGGTATCTATAGATTAATACAAGGATCTAAATAATGAGTATAACCTTAAAAAGACCAATGTTTAGAAAAGGCGGAGAAGTAGAAGAGGGTATTATGGAATTAGCTACGCCTAGAAAAAATTATGCAGAAGATGGTGTTGTAAGACAAACGGAAGATGAGATTATTAAAGAAGCTTTTGATATTGCAAATTTATCACCTGGTGCAAGAGCGTTAGCAGAAGCTTCAATGAAACTTGGTCAAAGAGGTCGAATATCTAACAGAGATTTATTAACTAACGTTTTAATACAAGGTGGTTTACGAGGTTTATCAACTGCAGGTAAAGGAAGTACACTTGCAAATTTAGCCTCTGCTTTTGAAGCACCTGTAGGTAGAGCTTTACAACAAAGAACATTAGGTAAGCAACTAGGTATATCTGGAGCTATGAAAGGTCTTGAGCTTGGAGCTAAAACAGATATTTTAGAAAAAAGATTAAAAGCTCAACAGCCAAGACAATTAAGAGATACTTTGGTTGAAAAACAATACGGTGATTTATTGGTTAGTGCAAAAGATAACAGAAGTGTATCAAAATTTCTTCGAGATAATAAACAAGCGGTACAAAGAGCCATAAAAGCTGGAGTAGAAATACCAGTGGGTGTTCCAAAAGAAGCTATAGACCAAGTTAATTTGAAGATTAGTGATCAATTTTTAAGGGCTAATAATAATAGATTTATAGTAAACCCTTTTACTAATAGAGTTAATAAAGTTAAACAAGGTAAATTAATACAAGTAGATCAGGAAACTTTTGAAGAAATAGGAGATTAGTTAAATGTCAGATTACTTAGACATAGAACAACTGTCTCCTCCAGAAGACAATAACGAGATTAGTCAAATTAGTTCAGCAATGGCCGGTATTGCATCTGGTATTATTAAAGTACCAGAAGGTATCGTGTCTTTAGGCGCAGAGCTTATGGACGCTACTGGTATGACCACAGACGCTGCAGCTAGAGTAGAACAAGCTTTTGATAAAATAAATATATTTGAAGAAAAAGCACAAGAGGCTGCTGCAGGTAGATTAGTTGAAGCTTTAGTGCAAATAGGTATTCCAGGAGCAGCGGGTGCAAAGATAGCGACAACCCTAGCATCAAAAGCAATTAAAGCTAAAAGAGCTGGTAGATATTTAAATCCAAGAGCAAATAATTTACAAAAAGGTTTAAAGAAAGCAAAACAATTAGAGCTATCTACAGGTAAAAGAATAGGAGCGATAGCTTTAGGTGGTGCAGCAGGAGAGACTTTAGTTGCCGATGTGGAGGATATTGGAACTATTGGTGATGCTTTTGAAGCTGGCCCAACAGAATTAAATAGAGATGTAGAAGCAGACCCACAAGCAGATGCATCTAGAAAATTATTAAACAGATTAAAATTTGGTGCAGAGTCTGCGCCATTAACTGGTTTAGTTTTTGCAACAGGAGCTGGTTTAAAAATGCTAGCAACGAGAGGCAAGGAGCTTGCTTTTAGCAATAAAAAGTTTGAAAAATTTTTTGATAATATTGGAGGATTTTTTAGACCTAGAGGTAGAAGACCACAAGAATTATTTTTAACTCAAAGAACAGAAGCTGGTAGAAAAATGGCAGACACAAATTTTGCTATGGAACAAGTGAAACGTATCGATAAAGAAGTTGATTCTATATTTCCTACAGTAAAAAATTTTTTAAATAAAACAACAGAAGAAAATAGAGGACAGTTTTTAAAAGAGTTAAATGATTTAATGTTTGAAGGTGATTTAAAAAAAGGCATACCAGCTGACGCTTTCAAAGCTTTTACAAAAACAGCCAAAAAACAAAGGGCAACTAAAGAAAACATAACTAATTTAGTTACAGCGGCAACTAAAGTTAGAAAAAAATTTAGTGAATTATTAGACATAACCGCTGAGGGGCCTGTTGGTGTGGTGCCTGCACCCGGTAAAAAACTACAAATAAATTTAAAAGAGTTAATGGGTGATAGAGTTAAACAATATATTGGAACAACATATAGAATATTTCAAAATCAAGACTTCGGTTTTTATAGCAGATATAAACCTACAGAAGAATCTGTAGGGCAGGCAAAAGAATTATTTAAAAGATACGCAGCTAAAAATAAAAACCCTATTACAGATGAACAAGCTGAGATGATGGTGAATGATGTTTTACGACAAGCAAAACAATATAATCCAAAAAGCAAATTACCTACGTTTGAGTTTGATAATTTAACATTAGGCGCAGATAATCCAATTAACATAAAAACATTTGCACAAACAGTAACAAAAGAACTACCTGATGGCACACAAGAATTAAAAGTTATAGGTAAGGGCAGTAAAATATTTAGAAAATTATTTGGTGAGATAGAAGACGCTAGATACTCTATATATGAAGGTGTAAATAGACTATCTACAATAGCAAGAAAAAATCAATTTTTTGATGATATATTAGATGAAGATCAAAGATTAAAAGACATTGCAACTGTCAACACACCTGTAGGTCAAAGAGGTTTTTTCTTTTCAAATCCTAAAGATGCAAGAAGTGCTTTACCTAATCAAGAAATAGTAAAAATAGATCCATACGTTCAAGAATATTTTACTGATGGTGTTTTAATAAATAGATTACAAGGTCAATATACATCTAAAGATATAGCAGAAGCATTTGGTAATGCTTCTAGAGTGTCACAATGGATGAGAGGAGAAAAAGGTAATGCTTTTACAAGATCTGCATCTTATGCTTACAGAAATTTATTTTTAACACCAAAAGCAGGATCGCAATACGCAAAGACAGTATTATCTATACCTACACATTTTAGAAATTTTTTTTCTTCAGCAGCATTTTCACTAGCAAATGGTGCTCTTACAAATCCTATCCTTCTCTATAGAGGAGCAAAAAAAGCAAAAGATGTTTTAAACGTAGGATTAAGAGATCCAAAAGCCATGGATTATTATAGAGAATTATTAGAGCTTGGTGTTACAAATTCTAATGTAAGAATGGGTGATCTTAAAAATCTTATGCGTGACGCTAAAGTTTTTGAGTCTGGTAACGTTGCAACTGATACAATTTTAAGACCTATGATGAAAGCATTAGGAAAATCAGGAGAAGCTGCAAAAAGAGGAGCTAGAAAAATTGGCCAAAAGATGCAAGACTTGTATGTAGCAGAAGATGATTTTTGGAAAGTTACAATGTATGAAGTAGAACAAGCTAGAAGAGGAGCAGCTTATGCAAAAGCTGGTATTAGAAGAACACCTAGACAATTAAAAGAGGAAGCAGCAGATGTGGTAAGAAACACAATACCAAACTATGCTTACGTTGGTGATTTTGTTAGAGCAATGCGCGCTACACCTTTTGGTAATTTTATGTCTTGGCCATCTGAAGTATTTAGAACAGGTGCGGGTATATTTGATAGAGCTATAAAAGATATTAAAGATCCTGTTACTGGTAGTTTAAATTATTTTAAAAGTACAAATCCATTAAAAGGCATAGGGTTAGCTAGACTAGCAGGAGCTGTTACAGCATTTGGAGTTCTGCCTTATGGTATTATACAAGGCACAAGAGCTATCTATGGAGTATCAGATAAAGAGGCACAGGCGGCAACAAATCTTGGAGTAGCACCTTGGTCAAAAAATTCACAAAATATTTTTGTTAAAGATCCAGAAACAGGTAAATTGTTTTATAGTGATTGGAGTCACAATAATGTTTATGACACTTTAACTAGACCTTTTCAAACAGTTTTAAGAAATGTTCAGAATGGTATTGAGAGCGAAGAAGTTTTATCCAAAGGTTTTTATAGTGGCTTAGTAGAGGCTATGGCTGAAACTGCTAATCCGTTTATAGGTGAGTCTATCTTTACAGAAGCTATTGCAGATATTGTAGCAAGAGAAGGAAGAACTAGAGAAGGTAAAGTTTTATATACTGATCAAACACCTAACAATGAAAAATATTCAAGAATGTTAAGACACATAGTTGAAACACAATTACCTCAGTACAAACAGTTTGTAAGAGTCATAGATTCTACAACAGGTAAAGCAGATAGAAATGGTGATGTTATTGAAGTAGATAAAGCTCTTGCAGGTGTATTTGGATTTAGACTAATTGAGATTAAACCAAAAGATGCTCTTAAATATAAGTTAACAGATTATGTTAAAAACACAGCTAACGCTAGAAAAGAGTTTACTGCTGGACCTAAAAGTGCGTTAAGAGCTAATGCAAAACCAGAGGACGTTATTGAAAGATTTTATGTAACAAATGAGTCTTTGTTTAAAGTTCAAAAACAAATGAAAAGAGATCTAGATGATGCAAAAACTTTAGGTCTAGATGATGATGATAGATTTGATGTTTTTCAAGATAGAAATAGAAAAAAAGATTATAATTATTTAGAAGCAGGTGAATTTCAACCTTATTTTCCTAGTAATGATTTAATAGACGTATTTTATAGAAATGCAGAACGAACAGGTCAACCTAACGTATTTGAACAAGTAGAGTCTACTCTTGATAGAATGTATGATAGTTTTTTTAACCTAAATTTTGATGACACTTGGAACTTTAAATTAGAGGACTATTTACCAAGACCACAACCACAATCTAGAGTGCCATTACCTGTGCAACCACAGCCTAACGCTGCTATTGTGCAACAACCTACATCTATGCAAACTGGCTTGACACCTGCAGAACAAGCGTTATTATCTGAAGAGGAGAAGATGATTAGACTTCGAAATAGAGGATTAGCTTAATGGAACAATTTTTAAGAACTTATTATACAAACTTAAACCCTAACGCTACAGAGGAAGAAATACTTGCTTTTTTACAATCACAAGGATTTGGAAACACTACGACTACAGAGGGTATAACCGCTATAAATCCGATGCCTATTCAAACAGGAGGAGATGGAGGTGAAGGTATTACAGGAATAGATTTACCTGTAGGAGCGAAACCACCAGGTCCTATTGTAAGAACATTAGCAACAATATTTGCACCGCCAGTAGGTATAGCAATGAACCTACAAGCTTTAGCTGATCAAGGAAAACTACCTTTTGGATTAAATCAAAAATTAGGATCAAGAGCATCTGGTAATGTTGAATTAGGTTTAGAACCACAAATGTCAGATATTTTTACAGCTCAAAGTTTGAGCGATAGTTTTGCTGGTGAAGAAGGACCTACTGGTGGAGGAGGATCAACAGGAACAATGAGTGCTTCAGATTTTTCTGATGACACACCAGGAACACCTTTTTAATCATGCCAAACGGAAAACCACCCAAAACGACTGGCGAACATTTAGTATCTTTATACGGATATGTAACAGGATTTAAAAAACAAATAGATCATCTACATCAAGATTTATCTAAACTAGAAAGGAAAACGGA